CTCCTGCATCCGAGCGTCCTGCATGACCTGCATGCGGGTCTCCGGATCCAGGGCTTCGAGATTCTGCTGAACCATGCCGTTGAACCGGGCCTCGGCGGCTTCGGCGCGCGCGCGTTCCGCGGCCGCTGCCTCCTCGAGCTGGCGCTGCCTTGCATTCAGCGCCTGCAGTTCCTGGTCCTTCTGACGGAGCGTCTGGGTGAGTTCCCCGAACCGCCGTTGAGCGTTCGGAGTGAGCTGAGGGTCGGCCTGCGGCTCCTGGTCGGCCGACGGTTGCCCATTGGGAGATGGCGCCTGCTCTGCAGGAGGGGCACCAGGCTGATCGGCGATCGCCACGCGAGCCGCAGCAGTTGCGGCACGTTGACGTTCGATCGCCTGCCTGGCGTAGCTCCCCTCCGGAGGCAGTGGCCTCTCGGGCTGACCGTCTGCGCCGACCGGCACGCTTCGCGGCTGGAGTGGCTGACCGTTGCGGTCTTTCATCCCGGCCTTGAGAGCGAGTGCCGCTCGATCGGATCGTGCTGCGAAGTTGGAAGGGTTGGACATGGGTTCAGCGGAGCACGACTCCCGCCCTTGTGTTCAGTGCCGGGTTCCGGGCGCGACTCCGGTGCAGCGCAGTGGAGGGCGGCTTGCGGCCCGCCCGAGGCCGATCAGTACGTGCCGGCGGGCGTGCCGGACTCTCCGCCGTTGCCGGGGCCGTAGCCCACGACATCGCCGCCCAGGCCGGTCTCCACGTCGTGGTACTCGTAGCCGGGGCCGCCGGCCGCGTTGTGCGGCGAGCGCGTCTTGGTGGTGAACGCTTCCATGGTCGTCGAGCGACCCTGGCCGCGGTTGAGAGGCCAGGCGCGCTCGCCTGTCTTCGCCTGCGCGGCGCCGATGCCTTCGTTCGTGGGATGACCGGTCATTGGAACTCCTTGAGGAATGGTTGCGGTTGCGGGTTCTGCAGCTGCTGCATCTCATCTTCCAGCGCAGCCAGCTTGGCAGCAAGCCTCGCGCGCGTGGGGACGGCGTTGAGGGTGATCTGCAGCACGTCCTGCAGGCCGAGGCAGCGCCCGGAAAGCACCGCGGCTTCGCGGTCGCCCGTGGCCAGCAGCAACTTCTGCGTGTAGCCGCGCAGGTTGTCGTCCACCGCGGCGACGAACTGCTTGTAGGACTGCGATTGCTGCATCCCGATCAGCCCATCGGCCATGCCGATGGCGATCTTGTGCTCGCGGATCTCGATGCGCAGCCGCTCGATGCGCTTCTGGTCGCGCTCGAGGATGTTGGCGAACACGTCCGGAGGAGGGATTACGGGATCGGTCACTCGGCACCTGCGTTGGCGGTTCGGTTCTGCATGCCGCTCGACTTCGCCTCAGCGTGCGGCCCTTGGTTGTTCTGCTCATTGCGACGCACCTTCGGACTCGACGGCGACTGGCCGGGCTCCGCGGCGCCGGCGGGGCCGCCCTCGCCGCCACCGGTGTCGCCGCCGCCGATGTTCATGGCGCCGGCGGCCTGCGCCATCTGCATCATCTGTTGCTCCTGCTGCTCCTGCAGCAGGGCGAGCTTGCGCATGTGGTCGGCGACGTGGGCACGCGCGAGTGCGGCCGTGCCGGGGTCCGCCTGCTCGAGGTCGGCGAACCGCTGTTCCTTGAACTCTTCCATGTGCGCCAGGACGTGGCGCATGTCGTTGTCGTCCGGCCGGCGCGGCGGCACCACGCCGTGGTACCACAGCTCCTGCTCCTCGATCGCAGTGAGCAGCCGCGACTCGTCCGGCGGCAGCTGCACGAACTCGTCCACGTTCCGGATGTCGAAAGCGTTCTCCATGATGTAGGCCAGCAACTTCGGCATCTTCACCGCCTGCGGGCCATACATCTGGTTGATGATCGGTGCGCGATCGAGCAGGTTGATGAGCTGCTGCACCTGTGTGCGCTTCGTCTGCAGGTGGTAGCCCGACAGCGGTTGCACGATGAACCGGCCGATCAGGTCTTCGGGCCGGATGGTGAAGCGATCGCGGAAGCGCACGCCCATCGGGCCGATGTCGCGGATCGTCTTCTCGTAGCTCTGGAACTGCATGTTGTTCCAGGTCATCTGGTCCAAGGTCGAAGCGGTCACCTCGGTGTCGAAGTTGGCGATCGGACCGGCGAGGCGCATGTTCGCCTCGTCGAGATCGTTGTTGCTCTGCGTCGCCGTCTTCGAGCCCGCGCCCATCGGATCGCTGGTGCCGAGCACCGGCGCGGTGATGCCGCTTACCTCGCGCATCTCGGCCTCGAGGATGTTCTCGGCCTTGAGCGCCGAGTCCGAGACCGAGTTGAACTGCAGCGGCACGATGTCCTCGCGCGGGTTCGGCGAGCGGATGATGAGGCCCGGCTGGATCAGCAGCTGGCCGGCGGACACGTTGGCGCTGTCGCTGATCCCCAGCATGGGGTTGGCCTCGAGCTGGGTGGCGGCCATCAGCAGCTGCCGCTTCATGTCCTTTTCGACCGACAGGCGGGCGATCGGCTCGATCGCGCCGATGCCGAACAGCTCGCCGTCCATCTCGGTCGGACGCCACACCTGGTAGGGCTTCTTGCCGTGCCAGAACGGGTTCACCGTGATGCGCGCGATCAGCGCCTGCCCGCGCGGCTCGAGCATCACCACGTTGCACAGGCGCGTGGTGAAGTTGCCGTCGTCGTTCTTCACGACCAGCGGTCCCCACCAGTCCACCACCTCGTAGTGCGGGATGTGAGGGGCACCGAGACCGCCGCGGCCGTCGAACAGACCGTAGGCGTAAGCCTTGCGCTGCTTGAACGGGTCCTCGGCAATGAAGTCGTCGGTGCCCGAGTTGCGTTCGAGGGATTCGAGTCCGGTCCAGTGGCCCATCTCGACCATCTGCTTCACGCGATAGTCGGGCCACATGGAGCGGTCGAGGCACCACTCCGCTTCGTCGATCGAGCTGGCGGAGGGCGCGGACTGGAAGTCGAAGATGCTGATCGGCAACACGTCGTTGCCGTCGAACATCATCTCGGTCCGCTTCACCTCTTCCATCTTCACCGTGGTGGCGCCGGGCCGGTTCGGGTCGGGGATGCGTCTGGCGACGCGGTAGGCGCGCTCCTGCGGCTCCTGCTTCCAGTAGGTCTTCTGCACCGCGGTGCCGTAGATCAGGCCGCTGCGGACGAAGCGCGAAGCCCGCTGCCGGTAGTTCATCGCGCGGAACTGCTGCCGGCACAGCGCCTCCTGCGCCAGCGCCGGCATGTCGTGCTCGGCGCCTTCGCCGTAGAGCTTGAACCACTGCTCGCTGCCGAAGATCGTCCGCATGATGCGCGGGTGCATCGTCTCGACGATCTTGAAGGGCGTCGGGCTGTGCAGGCGCATGCGCCCGTAGGTCGAGCCAGCGAGGCCCTCGCCGCGGTAGAGCAGGTAGAGCGTCAGCCACTTGTTGCGCAGGTACTGCATCGTGGCGAACACGTCGCGCAACGACGTGAGCACCGCGGCCTTCCCCTGCTCGTTGACGAACGGCACGTCGGCGAGGTTGGGGAACCCAACCATCTCGGCGTAGAGCTTCGCCGTCTTGGCGACGTTCTCGTGGTCGTGCGGCGTCTCGACGAGATCGTGCTCGGCGTAGACCGGATCGGTGCCGGGGAGCTTCGTTGCCTTCCCCATCCCGCGGGCGACCGCGCCGCCGTAGGACTGGGCGCGCGTCATCTTCGGGTTCGGGCTGCCTCCCCCGAGCATCCCGCGATCGCCGGCGACGGTCACGTGTGATCGAACTCCGACGCCACGCTCTTCGACGGGCACTTGCCGCGCGCCTTCGACGGGTCGTGCGCGCACATGGCCATGAAGCGCCGCTGCTTCTCGCTGGTCGCCGGGTTGCTCTCGAGACCGGGCCCGACAAACGGGTTCTCGCGGTCACCCAGGGTGTCGAACTGGCTCGACTTGAGGGGTTGGCCCACCAGGCGGGTCTGGTTGGTGTCCTCCCACGTCGGAAGCCCGTGGTCGGGGGAGCGCGAGTGCTTGTAGGCCATCGGCGGAGATCCTCGGCGCGACTTCGTAGACCGGACCGTCAAACGACGGGTCGAGTTGTAGCCGCCCCGGCCACTGCTCGCCATACCACCTCAGCCAGGCGAGCGCGCGTTTGGTCTCGTACACCGTCGTGGTCCCCGTCACCGGGTTGTTCCGGCCGAAGAAGTACGAGAGTCCGTTTTGCAGCGTAAAGCCAACGGCCACGATGGGGTTGCAGCCCATCAGGTGCGCCAGCTGCACGGCGAAGCACAGGCTGTTGGCGCCAGGGTGGAACGGGTCGCTCAGCCGCTTCGGCATCCGCGCTGGCGACTCCGCCCACCGGATCGAGCCGTCCTTGTTGCGGCCGCGGCAGCTGACCGGCTCGACCGAGATGCCGGCGATGCGGCGCTCGCTGCGGCCGATCATCCGCGCCTTGCGCGCGTGCGCAGTCGAGTAGACGCCGCCGCCGAACATGCGCTGGTTGGCGACCACCACCATGCTGTCGGGGATGCTGGCGAGGCGCCACGCCTCCCGCTTCCATACGGTGTCGTCCACGACCAGCCAGACGCTCGGGACCAGCAGCCTCAGCGTCCAGTTGGTACCGATGACGACGTGCCCGCGGGCAGCGGCAAGTCCTGGGGCGTCAGCCACTCCTCCGGCGCCCCCAATGAGGAAAGCCGGTCTTCCGGCAGCAATGCCTTGCAGCCAGTCCGGATCAGCACCTCGGCCGCGCGGTGCAGGTAGGTGTGCCGCCTCGAAATCAGGGATCTGCACTCCTGGGCGATCTCCTCCGCTTCCTCCCGGTGCTCGAGGTGGTACTGCACGAGGTGCAGGAACTGCTCCGCGGTATCGGCTCGCGGCGTTGAGGGGAACATGCGCGCCAGCTCGGCGCGGTGGTTGTCGTTCACGACCAAGGTGCCGCATGCAGCCATCTCGAAGAAGCGCGGGTTGACGTGGGCCGCTGGGAGGTTGGCGTCGTTCCAGAAGCCAGTGCCGTCGTCAGTCGGCGCCTGGTTCCACAGCTTGATGCCGCCGGGGACGTGCAGGTGCGGGTGCCGGCCGAGCACGCGCTTCTTGTAGCACTCGCGCGTGATTCGCGGATCTCGGTGGATGTTCAGGCCGATCCAGCAGCTCGAGTAGAGCGCCGGGTGCTCGGCGTCGCTGATCCAGTGCGGCGAGCCCTTGGCTACCGGGCGCCCCTTCACCGGCCACGACAGGATGCGCGTGCCGGGGATCGCCTTCTCGACGGCGCGCAACCACGTTTCACGTGGAACGAGCGTCGGGTTGCCGAGGAACAACGCTGGCGAGGTGCGCTCCACGTCGTGGGGCGGCGGCTTGAAGCGCGATGTGTCGGCGCAGGGCGGCAGGTAGAACACGTCCGCCTGGCGTGCGAGCGGCCGGCTGAGCAGGTGCGCCTGCACCGTGCAGTGGTCGAGCGTGAACACGAAGTCGAACCGCGGCGAGAAGCGCGCCGACTCCCCCACCTCGTACGGCTCGTCGGGCAGGAACAGCGCCGTCTTCACCCCGCGCTGGCGGAAGGCCTCCACGAACGCGCCCGAGCTGGCCGCGCGGCCGTGGTAGCACCACACGAGGTCGGGGCCCCAGTTCAGGATCTGCTGCGCCAGGATCTTGCCGCGGGACGCGCCGCGCGTGGAGTAGGGGCCGCCGTTCGCCCCGAAGGCGCGCAGCGACGAGATGTCCACCGTCATCACCTCGCACCCGAGCCCGCGGAACCCGGCCGCCCATCCGTGCCGCCAGTTGTCGCTGTAGATGAGGGCTGCGTCGTCAGCCAGGGCGATGCGCATTGGGTGACTCTGCCCGAGTATGCGAGGTCGTGGCGCCGCAGATGGAGAGACGGACGCCGGGGACTGCCCAGGCGGCGAGGCCGAGGGATGCCGCGGCCCGGAGAAGCGCGTCAGTGTAGGTGCCATCGTCAGAGTCGGGGACTTGGCGCGCGATCGAGGTCAGGGTCTTCTGAGCGCCGAACACGAGGTGCCCGGGGGTCCATCCGAGCGGGATTTGGAACGGTTGCGCGCCGGTGCCCTTCTGGTCATCGCAGGCCACCGTGAGGCCGCAGTTGGGCACGCGCAGGAACGGCAGCTGCATCTTGCCGAACCATGCCTTGTCGGCGATCGCGTAGCTCGGGCGGACCACGGCCACGTGGATGGCCTTCGCGTCCTCGATCGCGCTCCGCATGCTGCTGAGCAGCGGCAGGTCGTAGTTCCTGACGTGCCACGTGCACGCCGAACCCTGGAACACCGTCGGCACCACGCCCTTGCCGACGACGATGCCGATGACGTTGTAGGACCGCACGATCGTGCTCTCGACGATCCCGCGTAGGCAGGCGGCTAGGTGCACTGGGTCGTGCCCTTCTTCGATCGGGATGAGGATCTCGAGGTCGGTCACAGGCTCCATCCTTTGCTGTCCGGGGTGATGATGCGGCGCTGCGGAGGTTGCGCGGGTTGCTGCACTGGGTCCGCCAGCTCGCCGCGACCCGCCACGGTGTCCACGTCGTCATCGTTGCGGTAGCGGGCCGGCGCCCTCGAGACATGCCCCTCGTTCGCCGCCGGCGTCGCCTTGATCTCCTCGGCCGTCCGCGCGCGCTCGACGTAGCGGGCGCCGTCCCGCAGAGGTTGCGCGTTCTGCTGCGGCCCCGGGCTGCCCCCGAGCTGGTTCACGCAGCGCTGGATGAACGCGACCGTGCCGTCCTTCGCCTGCTTCAACCACGGTAGGTCGGCGCCGTAGAAGTGGACGAGGATCTCGGCAACCGACTCGCCGCACTCTATCGCTGCCAGAACTGGTCGCTGGGGGGCGCTGGGCTGTCGAACAGGTTGCCCGAATCGACCGCGCCCTTCCTGGTTCGGGCCGGTTGGGTGTGCTCGTGGCGGTGGCTCTCGTCTGCTGGCCATTGGTGTCGTGGGTTGTAGCGTCCGTCGAGGATGATCGGCTCGCTGCGCTTGATGTGCAGCGGATGCCACTCCTTGGGCGGTCCGGGCAGGAACAGCCTGCCCTTCTCGTCCACGTTGTCGAGGTCGGAGATCGCGTCAGGAACGTCGTCGTGGCCAGACGGCCACTCGGTCATTTCCTGCAGCATCGGCTTCCACTTCTCCTTGAACTCCTGCCGCAGCGACTGCGCGAAGTAGATGTCGCCGCGTCGGAACCGCGGCTCGACCGCCTCGATGCGCATGTCCTTGTCCATCTGGTTGCGCCCTGACACCTCGATCAGTCGCGGCATCACGAAGGTCTTCCTGCGGATCTCCTCGAGCATCGCCTTCACAGCTGCGCTGCCCGATGCGCTCTCGAGGGTCACGCCCTTCAAGTTGAACTGCAGGTAGGCGTTCCACATCTCGCAGAGCAGCCGGCACGAGTCGTTCAGGCGCACGGCGCCCACGAAGAAGTCGCGCACGTAGGCGACACGGTGCACGTCCAGGGACACGGCCCAGAAGCACGTGCGGTCGGGCACGCCAGTCTTCTTCTCGTCGGCGATGAACGCGAAGTCGGTGAGGATGTAGGTCCACACCGCGGTCGGGATGTCCTGGTCCCGGATCACCTTGAAGTACTCCGGCCGGAACACCTGCTGGTCGCCGCTGAACGGCCGATTCTCGTAGTAGCAGGCGAACTGCCGCGGCGTCTGCGCGATCTTGCGCGAGCGCACGAACGCGCGCGTGAGCACCTTCGGGAAGAACAGCGTGGTCGGCTCTTCGCCCATCGGATCCACCAGCGGATCACACCAGGCGTGCACGTAGGTCTCGAACAGCGACAGCAACCGGTCGTCCTTCAAGATGCGGCAGTAGCCGTCGTTGAAGTGGTGCAACGTGCCAAGAATCATGAGGCGCGCACCCGGGTCCAGCTGCGCCATCATTTCGCCGATCCAGTTCCAGACCTTCTCGCGCTGCTCCGGCGTGGCGGTGTTCTTCTGGCCATACACGTCGTCGAAGAAGCCGAAGTCCCAGTGGAAGCCGACCGTGACGACGCCGACCGAGATCGCCTGCAGCGTCGGCTCCTTGCTGCCGAGGCGCGTGCGCTGCGCGCTGGTGAACGAGTCGCCCTGTCGCCACTGCTTGCCCTTGTGGATCCCGAAGCGGTCGCGGAACCACTGCGAGTCCACGATCTTCATGATCTGGTCCACGATCTGGACCGACAGCGACTCGGTTTCCGAGGCGACGAAGATGCGGACGTTCGGATCGCGCGCGATCAGCCAGCAGATGTGCCCCACGTCGAGCACGGCGGTCTTGAAGCTGCCGCGCGGCCACAGCACGAGCTTGTACTTGAACAGCGTGCGCTCAGGGTTCTCCGGGTCCTGTTCGCCGTTCCAGTGGATCAGCTCCTGGCAGTAGCGGCCGTGCGGTTGCTGCTGTGCGTCCGGCGCTGCGCCGCAGTCGCGCACGAAGTCGAGGAAGCCCTCCTCGCTGGTGTAGTAGGCTCGCTCCTGCAGCAGGCGCTCGCGGCGGATGGCCTCAGGCTTCATGGCCGAGCCCCTCAGCGTAGGCAAGCATCTCGCGGTGGATCCGGAACCACAGCGCCTCTTTCTCCTCGCACAGGCGTTCGAGCGTGTTGAACACGGCGCAGGTGCTGATTGCCTGCACCTGGAACGTGCCCTCGGTCAGCATCGTCTTCACGGCCTGGTACCGCTGGAAGTCGGGTCGCGTGACCATGAAGTGGTTGACCTTGTTGTGCAGCTCGATGTCGCCACGGATGTGGACGTTGAAGTACTCGCAGGTGATCGGGTCGTCGTAGCTCACTGCTTCTCCTTCGACGCGCGCAGCAGGCCAGCCATCAGGAAGCCGAAGATCGCGCAGGCCCAGCCGACGAGCAGGAGGATCATCGGATCTCGATCCAGGGCGACTTCACCATCGGTGAGTGCTCCTCGAGGAAGGCCTTGGTGCCGATCTTCTTCCGGCGCGTCAGGCGCTTCATGTAGACCTTGCGATTGTGATCGGGCGTGCGATCAAGCGTCTTCACCTGCGCGTCCACGATGTTGCCGCTGTGGTGGAAGTCGAGCACGAGGTCCATGCGCACCTTGTTCTTGAACAGGCCGTGCATCACGTGGTACAGCTCCACGTCGGACCAGCACTTGTGCCCGAGATAGGCGAGATCGTAGCCCTTCACTGCGAGGAAGTCGGAGCGGTGGATCAGGTAGACGTTCGGTGACGTGCTGTCGAGCTGGCCGTTGCCGTGGCGTAGAACGGGCCGCACGACCTGTTTCGGCTTCAATGCCTTCGCGGCTGCAACGAACGCGGGCAGCGAGTCGAGCGGGAACGTCATGTCGGGATCCACCATCAACAGCACGGGCGCCTTCGCTTCCATCGCGGCGATGTTGCGCGCCTGGCCCTGGGCCCACGGGATGTTCTCGAGCACGCGAATCTTGCGCACGCCAGCGAGGTGAAGCGGCACGTCGGCTGGTGGCTCGCCGCAGTCGTCCACGACGATCACCTCGATCTCGAGGAACGGGCCCGCGTTCTTCACGTAGCGCAGGAACCACTCGGCGAGCATGGCCGGTTGCGCGTAGGTGGCGAAGCAGATCGAGAGCGCCGGTGTCACTGGGCGCGAACGCTAGCAGCCATCACGTTGCATTTGCAACATCTGCGCGTCGCGCTCACGCTTCTTCCGCTCCAGGTCTAGCAGCGCGGCGATCTCCTGCTGCTGCTGGTCACGCAGTTCAGACGGGTCGATCGGCTTCTCCTGCGCGCCGAACACCCCGAGGCCCTGCAGCGCCTTCACCAGGTCGTAGTGCACGGCCCAGAAGGCCTTCCAGTCCTTGTCCGCCTCGAGCGCGATCGTCGCTTTCTCGGCTGCGCCGAGCAGGTTCGTTACAACGGTGGACAGCTGCAGGTCGGAGAGGATCACGCGCTGGCAGGCTCAGGCTCGCGCTTGGGAAGAGGCAGCGCCTTCGCCTTCGTGGCTGGCGGTTTACCACGCGGCTTGAAGCGCAAGGCGGGCGCCATCTCGATCCGCACGACAGAAATCCCGCGCACCATCAGCACGTCGCGGCCCATGAGGTCTTCCCTGGCACCATGCTTACGCAGCCAAGCGGTGCCCTCCTTGCCGTCGATGAATCCTGGCGCCTCGAGCACGGGGTGGAGCACGCCATCGGCCTCGATCGTGTAGAGGCGGTAGTCGCCCATGCCGTCGCTGAACAGGGTGCCACGCATGCGGCCGAAGGTGCCTGGCGGCCGGCCGCGGCGCTTGCGCACGGGCTCGGCTGGCGTGTCGGTTCCGGGGATGGCACCTTGGATAGGTTCGGTCATCGGTCGGGT